TCGACGTCTGGTTCCTTTTCTGAGATTTCCTTCTCCGCGGGTGGTTGCTTCGCCTGTTCCGTCTCGGCATTTTCGTCGAGTTCCACGTCTTCGCCCGCGACGGCGCCGCCGTCGTTGCCCGCCTGTTGTTTGAGCATTTCTTCCGTCTTCTCCTCCATCGTCTGGGGGACGGTTGTGTCTTCCTGGCTCTCAAGGACGTCGTCCTCGCTTCTGAAAGATATGACCGCTATGATGAGAATCACCATAACGAAAATCACACCCCCGATGAGGACGGGGTTCATATTTACGTTATGCTGACAAAATAATCAGGTTTAATAGCCATCGACGAGGGCGTCACTACTGACGTGCGGGTACTGACGACTGAAGAAATCTTTGTTGTCGTGCTCCGAGTGACCGATGGTCGACCCCTTCGAACGATCGATCTTCAAGCAGTGGCGCATATCTTTGTAGAAGACTCGCGCGCCTTTGGCGATGATGTCCTCCATTTTGTTATCCACGTGATTATTCATGGGGAAGAAATATTTAATGTACCTCCGAAAGTTCGGGACGTGCACGAGATAACACTTCATGCTTGAGATCCATTTCACCTTTTCGAGGGTGCCGTGCTTTTCTTTGTCGACGTATCGGGCGATGCAATGGAAAAAAACCATCTCGAACCCGTCTCCCAATTCCTCAATCACGGATTGCACCTCGCCGTAGATTTCTTCCTGTGGGAGGGTGTTGTCCTCGAACACGAGGGCGTATTTCACCCCGTCCCTGTGGGCCTTCTCCCAGATGTCCATGTGGCCAAACATAGCGCCTATCGCACCCAGGTTGAAGTAGGTGATGTCCGGGCGACGCACGGAGGGTGCATAGTGCATTTCGAGGGCTTTTTTGAAATGTTTCAACTCGACTTTGTGTTCGTATTCCCTGGCCGCCTCGACGGTGCGGGTGTTAGGGCCGTAGACGACCTCGACGGGTATCTTCCTGTGGTGGGATTCGAAGAACCGGCGCTGTCTCTCGACGCTCTTCGGGAGGGTCAACAGGAACGTTTTGAAATGCAAAGCCTTCCCACGCCTCGTGAAGAGAAACGTGGCGAGAAGGATGATCAGCAGAAGGCCGACTTTGACGCTCGCGAACATCTATGATACGCTTAGTTTTTTTTCTCGAGGTTGCACGCCTTCCCACCCATGTCGTAATTCTCGTTGTTGCTCCCCAACTCCGCCCTGTTCTGATTGATGTACGCCTTCGGTGGCACGCACTTGAAAACGTCGTTGTCTCGGAGATAATTGGAGAGCGTGTGGTCGTTCCGATTCTTCCAAAACGTCGGGGTCTCTCGTTCCATGTATTTCTTGATGAACGAGTTTTTAATCACCAACGCGTGGTTGCAAAGGAGTTGGGTCTCCTTGGGTGCTCGATAGAGGTTTTCGGTGATTTGTGTGTAGTCCTTGTCGCAGTTGGCCCAACAGTACCCGAGGAACAAAATCTCAGCGTTTATCTTTTTAAATTCATCGATCGCTTGCCTGATTCGATCGAGAGAGACGTTGTATTTAATGTCATCTTCGAGCACGAGGATGGTGTCGTACCCGTGCACGTACGCGTCGTAGTAACACATGAAAAACGACAGACACACAGGAAGTTTGGTCATCCGATTGTAAAGCATCCTATTCTTCGGGTTCAAGGTTTCGGACATGCGTTCGTAATCGTCTTTGCTCAAATCGTCCGGTTTCACGGCGTGCAATAATTTGTATCTCGTGTTCATCTCCGAGAGTTTGCCTTCGATGTAAGAGATGCGTTCGGGCATGGCTATGACGTAGACCATGTCCGTCGGTCCCGCATCACCGTTGCCGCGCTCTTCGAATTTTCCTCGGAACCGCTCGTAGACCCCGCGGGGGGTGTAATCTTTGAATACGGGAGTCAGGGGGACGATCGTCGGCGCACACACCTTTCTCGGTTGGTTCCACAATTTAACAATCTTCGTGTTTCCGTATTCTATCGAGTGACACAACTGCGCGCTGTTTTCCCACCCCACGCGCACGGTGTCTCGGTAGGGACCGTCTTCCGCGCGGTGGGTGACGAGGTCTCCCGGGAGGGAGAGTTTCATGGAGGCGACGTAGGGGACGAGATAATCCGCGTTTTTACCGATGATGTCCCTCAATTTTTTATTGTTCTCCTTGTAATTATCATCCGTGAATTCTCGAATGGTTTGCTCCATCCATGCCGCGATGAATGGGTGACCCTTCGGCGCTCGAATCAAAAAGTTTTCAAGGCACGTCAGGCCTTGCACACTGAATCTGTCCGCCCTGTAACAAAACACACCCTCCTTGGGAATCCAATCGACCACGGCGGTGAAGAACACGGAGGCGTCGATCCACGTCCCCCCGTACTCCCTGAGCAAGTAAAATCGGATGAGGTCGCTCTTGTGGGCCTGACAGGAGGTGATGCTCGAAAAATATCGGAGCGTTTTCAGGGGCACGTACTTGTGCACGGTCAGGGCGTTGAGAAACCGGACGTCCGTGAGGCGGCCGACTTTGGACCAATTTTTTCGACACCTTCGAACGATCGACGGGGGCCAGGGGGAGTGCCAATAACTCCAGACCGTGTCCTTCGTGACCGGTCGCGCGTCCGGTGAAAACGACAAGGCGAGCACCACGACCACCAGCACGAGCACCAGCACGAGGGCGTTCATTAATACTAGTAGAGATTTTTTTGCCTGCGTCAAAAACGGAGAAAATGTTTCGGCGACTACAGTGAGCCGGCCTTAGCTCAGTTGGAAGAGCAATGGATTGTAGTCGTCAACACACAGCCCTCCATGGGTCACCTGTTCAAATCAGGTAGGCCGGACCCCAGTCCTCTGTCATATAATGGTTATTATCCCCGGCTGTTAACCGGGTCATCTGAGTTCAATTCTCAGCGGAGGAGTTTTTACTTTTTTAAATGTGCGTCCCGCATTCAAAAACGTGAAAGTATTACAATTCTACATCTGATAGTACAGCGTCGTCGACGACGTCCTCGTCGTCGTCCGCGGTCTCCATGTCGAAGCCCTCTTCGTCGTCCACGTCGTTCTCGCGTTCGCCCTCGTCGTCATCTTCCTCGTCATCGCTCGGCGATGCCTCCGCCTCTTCCTCCACGGCCACCGCCTTTTTCGTCACTTTTTTCTTTTTTTCCTGCATTTTGAAGACTTTTTGAATGTGCTTGGCGAGGATTTTACCATCCCTCACCTTGGCGTCGTGGCTCTTAATCACTTTTTTCAAAAAATCATCGTCGCACCCGATCGCCTTGTACGCCTGGACGATCGCCCGGAGCGGCGGCGACTTCCCTTTGTCGTAGTACCGCTCCCAGAGATTCGTCCACGCCGTGTGACAGGTGACTTTGACTTTATTGTTCTTCATGACCGTCACAGTCACTGGGACGTGCTTGGGATCTGGAAACTCGCGCCTCGGTGGCTTTCTAACGGTCACTCGATCCTCCAAGTCATCGAATTCAAACTTCGCGCGTTCGAACGCGAGCCCTTTGGACAGGTAGTCGCGCTCGAGTGCGTCGACGTAGTCCTTGTGTCTGTACACCGGGAGACGCTCGTGCTTATACCAGTTCGTCTCCGGTGGGTTCGTCAGGTACTCCAAGAGCGTTTGACCGTCCATCTCTGAAGTGTTTGAGTTCGGCGTCGATCACGTGCGCGCTCTGCTGATTCTCGTGTGTGTAGGGAGCGCCCCAAATCTCTATCTTCCTTCTGTTCTCGTCGTACCACAGATATTGAAGACCCAAAAACCGAGTGAGCCAATAGAAACGCCGCCCACCCTTACCGATGAAATCGTACATTTCCTGTTCCGTGTATTCAGAGACGTCCATCTCCGAATAGTGCGAAATCGGTGGAGTGTAAGGGGCCATATACGTGTTAGCGATTTTTTTCTTTAACTAGCACGTGCACCCCCTCCACGGCGCGGAGCACCACGGTGTGCAGCGACACCTCGAAACCGGGACCCAGGGACGCGAACTTGGCCCTCTCCGAGTGTAAGCGCTCGAGTCGACGCTCGTTCAGTGTTTCTGTGTGTATCCCTTCCCGACACGTGGGACACGTCCCGTGCACCCACCTCCTCGTGCATCTCGAACACAGCGCGTGCGAGCAATTCAACCACACGAGGGCGACGCCCTCCGCTTCATAGCACACGGGGCAAGACATGTGAAATAATCATCTCACGTCTTTATTAATAATGGATGACTTGGCCCTCCTGGCCCTCGAAGATTTGCACAACAGGGGGAAACCCCGGGCTCGAGATGCGGTGATGTTCGACATCGACGACACGTTGATTCGCTCGAACGGGGAGGTCATCGCCCCGATAGCCGCCCTCGCGCGTCGCTCCAAGGCGATGGGTTTCAAAGTCATCATCATCACCGCCCGCCCACACTGGATACCCGGGAACGTCGAGTACACGAAACAAAATTTAAGGGACATCGGCGTGGCGTGGGATCGATTGGCTTTTTGTCAACCCGAGGAGAAGGGGGAGGTCAAGAGGGATATGGGTTACAATTTCATCTTAAGCGTTGGGGACATGCCTTGGGATATCACAGACTCACTGTGTTGGCTCAACACTTCCACGATGCGTTACAGTTGTGGCAACTGACGAACACCGTCATGGGTTCGTCCGCCGACCTCGTCTGCATCTCGTAATACGTGGTCTTTTTCGATTTGCACCTCCTGCACTGGAAAAAGCCCTCCATCTGCTCCTTCGCCGCCCTCGCGTTGTATTCTTTTTTCATGTCCTTTCGAATCTTCGTCTCCATCGCCGTGGCGTAAGGGCCGTCTTTCCACAGTTCCCACGGTTTAAGTTCAACCACCTCCGACGCCTTGAGTTTTTTCTCGAGTATTTCCCTCTTGAGGTGAGAGGATTCCAACAGGTTCTTTTTGACGGATAAAAATTTTAATCGGTAGATGTTTAAAAACCACTGATTTTCGAAACTGCACTCCTCGGCCGTTTTCATGGAGTCGTACGTGTGATTTAGTATGGATTTCTCCAGGTTAACGACCGAGGGGTTATCCTGAGGAAGTCCGAGAATTTCTGAAAATTGTTCGATGCAGTACGCGCGGGTGGCGTTCATGTCGTTTCTTCTCTTCGTAATAAAAGTGGGTCTATTCTTTATTTGCACGGCCATTCTTCCGGTGAGCATCTATCGAACGGGCCACTCACCCGCTTTGCCGAGTTCGGACTCGTTTCCCGGAGCGCGTATCTCCACGCGGCGCGCAGGGGCGTGTACCCTTCTCCCGTGCGTCTGAAAAACAACACGTACAACATGGCGACGGCGACGAGGGCGAGGATCGTCTTATTCATTACTGTGTGCGGAGAAAAAAAAACACTCACGTCGGGACGAAGGCGTCCGACGAAAGCACGGCGTTCGCGTATTTCATGGCCACCTGAAAGTGCTGGTACGCCAACTCCTGGATCTGTGTGAGTGGGACACCCATAGGGTTTTCGTCCCACACCGCGACGACGTCCACTTTCTCGCCACCCGTCGCTTTCGCCATGGCCTCGTTCACACCTTTGAGCCACATGACGTGACTCTCCTCGCGCGGATTGAATTCTTGGACGATGTTCTTCACCATTGTGTTTGTTTTACAATATTATTGTTGGTTGTCTATAAGTAATCGCGCGGACGGATCCGTCACGGTCGTCCACATGGGTCTCCAGATTTCGGAGATGAGGTGGTCATTCTTCGAGCAAAACTTGAACCAAAACAACTCGCGGTACCGCGCCTCCTCCTTGGTGAGGGGGACGTTTTTCCCTCGACAGATGGTTTGGATGTTCTTGAAATGTTCGTCACCCATGGTGTCACCAATCGTTCGTAAGGCGTCCACCCACTCCGAACCCACGGCGTCGGAGAAGGCGTCTTTTTGGCGCCAAAGGATTTCTTCGGGGAGGTACCCCTCGAAGGATTTGCGCAACACTTCTTTTTCCACCTTTGTCATCTTGAGTTTTTGGTCGATGTTCATCACCTTTTCGATGAATTCGTTGTCCAAGAACGGCACGGTGAGGTCTAACCCGTGGGCGGCACAACACCGATCGGCTCGAAGGCCATCGAATTGGTGGATGAGTCGCAACCGTCTCACGTTTTCCATGGAGAACGCGTCCACGGAGGGGGCGTTCTTGAAATAGAGGTACCCACCCAAGAGTTCGTCCGATCCCTCCCCGCTGAATATGTATCGACAGTCGGTGTTCTCTTTGATCCATTTGCACAAGAGATACATAGGGACAGAGGCGCGCACCGTGGTGCAGTCGTACGACTCGATCGCCTCGATCACCGACGGCACGACGGCGAGCCCCTCCTCCACGGTGAAATGCACCTCCGTGTGTAAACTCCCGATGTGGTCGGCGACTTTTCGAGCAGCCTCGAGGTCGGGCGACCCCTCGAGGCCGATGGAGAAGGTTTGGATTTGTTGGGGAAAGCGAACCTTTTGTGCGATGGCGCACACGAGAGAGGAATCGAGACCACCGGAGAGGAGGAAACCGGTGGCCCGGTCGCTCAACGCCAAGCGCACCCTCACCGCGTCTTCGAGATATTTTTTCACGTTCACGAACGAGGAGTGCAATTTCATCACCTTCCAATAGTTTTTAAACACCGAGACGAATCCATCGATGCGGCTGTCGTAGAACGCACCCGGCGGGAAGACTTCTATTTTCGTCCCGAGCCAGCGCAACGCCTTGGCCTCCGATGCGAAGGCGATGGAGTCCGGTGCGTATTTACTGTAAAACAACGGTCGAACACCCGCGCGGTCCCTCCCGGCGATGACGTGCTCACCGTCCGTGTAGACGAACGCGTAGTCGCCGCGCACGTGTGTCATCGTCGCGTGTGGGCCGAAGGTCTTCATCCACTTGTGCACCGGTTCGCAATCGCTCAGACTCGTCTCGTCCCCATTCAGGAAATCCCTGTAGTTGTAAATCTCACCGTTGCACGCGAAGAGACTGTTGTACTTTTTGAACGGTTGCATCGCCGCGTTTGAGAGGTCGTTGATGGCGAGGCGGTAGTAGTCGATTTGACATTTCCCGAGGGTCTCGCTACGGAAATCATCGGGACCTCGGTGGGTGAGAAGATTCTTTGGGATCGATTTCTTCTCACCGAATAAACAAACTATGCCACACATTTACATTACATTGATCATCTAATTTTTAAGTTGTACTCTAATTTTTGCTTGACCATATCGGTATCACTGAAACCGTCGATGTCTGAACCGCTGAAGTTGATCGCCGTGAGGGCGTCTTTCTCCTGTGCTGACCATAAAAACTTGTTCACCCAAAAGAAAGACGCCCCAGTCTCGAGAGCCATCAAATCGATCTCTTCCCGCGAGTATTCGTGAACGCGCAAAAACTTTTTCACGTACTCCGGCTCTCTCTTTTTTATTTTCAAGTCCGGTTGGATGCGCACGCGTGGGTTCGTCATGTCAAACACCGGCCACTGTCCGTACTTGCCACGGAACCGGGCGATGTACTCGACCGCGTTGTTCGCAGATTCACCGCTTCGAAATATCATGTACCTTGACTTACCCGAACCATCGATCATTGAGAGAACACTTTTCGTTGGGGTGATACCGATAAAGTGGAACTCCATTATTACATTAAAGAGAGAAAATGGACTTCCCAAAAACCGCCGGCCAATGTCGGTACATGCTCGCACTTAAGTCACAAAAACCGATAATAGTCGCGACCGGACCCGCTGGGACTGGGAAGACGATGCTCGCCTGTGGAGTGGCCCTGGAGCACCTCCTGACGACGGCGTCCTTCAGGGGACGAGTCGTCCTCACCCGACCCCTCGTAAGTGCGGGTGACAGCCTGGGCTGGCTCCCCGGGGATAAAGATGCGAAGATGGAACCGTGGGTGCGGCCGATGATGGATTATTTTGAACAGACCTTGTCTCGTACCCAGATCGAGCGTTCGCTCGTCGTGGAGCCTTTGGCCTACATGCGCGGTCGAACGTTTCGAAACACGTTCATCATCGCCGACGAAATGCAGAACGCGTCGATGTCACAGATGCAAATGCTCCTCACGCGCGTGGGTGAGGGCTCACGACTCATCGTCACGGGGGATCTCAATCAGAGCGACCTCGGTCAGGATAACGGTCTCTCCCTCCTGTGTGATAAAATGGACGGGTTAGAACTCAAGTACGTCGAACGTGTGTGCATGGACGAGTCGGACATACGGAGAAGTCCAGCGGTGGAGGAGGTGATCCGAGTTTTGAACGTGTGAGCCCACCAGATCGAGGCGCGCGACGACGATGCACGACCACTGCGCCATGGATTACGTGGAGGAGCGTATCAGGGCGTTGGAGTTGAAACGCAAGGCGTTGAACGAACGCGTCGATGAACTCAGGAACACTGTGGAGATTTTAAGGGAGGATCTGGAGTGGTTGAATAGCGTGGGTGAGGGGGAGAGGAAGAAAGTTTTTAAGGATTTTATCGTCGCGGCGAGGGACATATGGGAAGAACTCATTGACGCGATGGTCCCCTTGGACGAGGGTGCCTTCGACAGGTGTATGTCGGTGATATATAAGTCACCGAACTGCCACTACATCGCGGCGGAGTTCACGCGTTCGTGCCCGCAGTACATGCTGAAAAAGACAGAAGTTGAATTCGCGCGGGTCATCGAGGAGTCAATCTCAGTGACGAACCGCTTGAATGGCATGTACGAACACGGGATGCGCGCCCTTGACTCTCTAGAGGTGTCAACCAGTTTGAAATTATAATATCAACTTACTGTAAATAATGCGCATCAGACGAAATCACGTTTTGATTTTACTCGCCCTCCTCGGGGCCGCCTACGCGTGGAAGTCGTACGAATCTTACAAATCAAAGGAGGAGAGCACGGAGGAGGTGGCGAAGAAAAAGAAAATGTCCCAGGAAGAGTTGGATGCAGTTTTAAAATTTATTCGTTAATACTAATCAATCCGGATGCACATCTTCGGATACCCCGTTGGATTTTACGAACCGTTCAGCGAAGAACGCGTTGCCGAGATTCGCAGAGAGGTGAATGAATACTTCAAAAGCGATGAAAAGTCAATCCTCAAGTCCGTAAAATGGAACGCCACGTGTCTCACGAGTTCACCCGACGGCCACGGTCGCGGGGACGAGATAAGTTTGAAACAACCCTATCACGCCAAGACTCCTTTCATGGAGGCGATACACGCGCACATGCGTAAGTACCTCGCCGAAAACGGCCTCGAGGCGCTCAACCCCGCCATGTTCAGGTGTGGCGACCCCGACTGCGAAGACTGCGTGCGAGACGCGTGGTTCAACCTCTATCGCAAAGGGCACTACCAGGACCCGCACTGGCACCACGGCGAAAAGACGGGGTGTGTGTTGGGCTTCGTGTATTTCGTGCAGTACGACCCGGAGAAAGACAGTCGGTTCATGTTCATCAACCCCGCCCCGGACCTGAGAATCGAGGGTCTCCAAAAATGTCCGGCTTTCCAGAAAGAGTTTTCACCGGACGTCAAGGAGGGGACGCTCATGATTTTCCCAGCGTTCATGGTGCACCGAGTGACTAAACAGGTGAGCAATCACGAACGCATCACATTTGCTGGAAATTTCTTTTGTAAGACTGACTCTTAAAGATTAAGATGCCTATTTTAATGAAATGGAATTTAGATTTAACGCCCATATCGCTGAATTGGTACACGAACTAAACAAACCCCAATATAAAGATGCCTTCTCTGCGATGTGTGACAAAGCCGACGCCTTGAAAGACGTGATCACCGGTGACGGCGCCGGTCTCACCCGAGGACAACTCATCGATAAACTCATGACCGAAACGATAGAAAAACTCCCAGGATTCGAACCGTGTCACGTCGGCCAGGCCGACCTTCGGGCGTTCGGTGAGGAGTACTCATGGAAAAGCCTCACGAATGGGGGATCGACTCTCGCGTTGTCCTGGTCGAAAAACGGTGAAAGTGGGAGACGCACGACGTCTTTCGAACGCGATGTGATCATTTTGAATTTAAAATCCGAACGTTGGTACACGAAAAAGAACGACCCACGCTCGAGAATCGTAGTAGAGAGAGGGATTTACGTCTGCGACAAAGATTACGCCAACGAGTGTGTGACTTTGGGTGAGAACAACAAAACAGATTCCCTCGTGAGCAAGAGTGACTTGTTACACCTGCTCACACACTCGACGCACAACGGGTGGTTCGTGCCTCTAGAAAAAAAGAACACGTACGAATACGCCGGCATAGGTGCGTGTTTAAAGTTAGTGAACGATTGTAACATAAGTGATGCGGTTTGTTGATTTATTCTGTGGCATCGGTGGTTTCCACCAAGCCCTGGCCCAGCGTGGACACGAGTGCGTGTTCGCCTCAGACATCGATGAGGGATGTCGCCGAGTGTACGAGAGGAACTACGGCATACGACCCGCGGGGGACATCTCCCTCATCCCACCGGCAGACATCCCATCGCACGACATCTTGTGCGGAGGGTTCCCGTGTCAGCCCTTCTCCAAGGCTGGGCAACAGAGGGGATTCGACGACGACCGGGGAAATCTCTTCTTCAAAATTTGCGACATCGTCCGACACCACAAACCCAAATACCTCCTCTTGGAGAACGTGCGAAACCTCGGGTCACACGACGGTGGCAACACGTGGAGTGTCATCCGGGAAAACATACGAGCCATCGGGTACGAGACGTCGGACGAACCGATCATCCTCAACGCCCTCCATTTCGATGTCCCACAAAACAGAGAGAGAGTGATGATTCTATGCAAACGCCGTGACTTGGGTGCCCTCCCGGAGTTCCCACCGATGGAGAAAAACCCGAAGAAAACCCTTCGCACCCACGTGCGAGCGTTGATAGATGACAGCGGCGTCGACGCCGAAACCCTCCCACCAAAGATGGTCGTCACGGAGAGGGTGTGGGATGAGTTCGTTCGCACCTTACGCAGAGAGGGGGTGGTCATCCCCAAATTTCCATTATGGACGGATTGGTGGGACAATGCGTTCGAGGAGACCGATAGTTTTTACGTGCGATACAAAAATTGGATCGATAAGAATAGAGACTTTTACAAAAAACACAAAGACATCCTCACCCCGTGGCTCACCAACGCGCGCGCGGAGGCGCTGTGGGAAGGTGCGGTTCGGAAATTCGAGTGGCAGGCCGGGGACGATGAGATGGGTTTAGACGAGGTTTTGTGGACACCCAGATCGAGTGGCGTGAGGTGCAAACGCGTGGACTACGTCCCGACGCTCGTGGCCCTGAACACGTGCCCCGTGTACGGCCCTCTTCATCGAAGACTCACCCCTCGGGAGTTGTTACGACTACAGAGTTTCCCGGATGCGTTTGAGTATGAGAAGAAAACCATATTCAAACAAGTGGGGAACGCTGTAAACGTGCGAATGATTTTATTTTGCGTAGACTATTTAATTTAATCCAACAGGTGCTTCACCCTCTCCCTGTTCGCCATGTGTAAAGCCTCGACGTCTTTTTTGTTTTGACCAACGTAGGGAACCGCGAATCCTTCGTCGCACATCCACTTGTTCACATTCGTCCAAACATCACCCTCACTCACCCAGACCTCACCCAAGACTCGTCCGAACTTGCCCCTGGAGTCCGCCTCCGGGCACCGAATCTCGATCTCGATGTCGTCCTTCTCCGATTCCACCGCCTTGAGGCACCACTGCTTGAGCATCTTTTTCGAGAGCAAACCGTATTTCTTCTCCTCCTTATCGGACGTTCTCGATTCCGGGGTGTCTATGCCGAGGAGTCTCACCCTCTGAGACGTGCTCACGTCGAAACCCAAATCTATGGAGACGTCGATGGTGTCACCGTCGACGACCTTCTCCAAAGCCTTGACGCGATATTTGTAATTGCACTCGGGCTGTTCGTACGTTGACATGGTAAAGGAGGCTAAGATTTTTTTTTACACAGTGTTATTCTTCTTTATTAACCCATCCCTTTTGAACTTGTTAAGGAGTGCCTGTCTCTGATTGGCGGGGGTCGTTCTCAATCGGTTTCGAATCTTATTCAACATGAGAGGTTTGAGCTTACGTAGCAGTTTGTTCACATCTGTGCGAGACACATTCTGTGGCAACTTGTTCTTGACCCCTTCGATGGTGGCTCTCATATTGTTCAGGGGTGTGTTCAGAAGACGCACACGGATGCGTTGTAAATTAAAGTTCTTGTCATTCATGAGTCTAACATTGTTTGCTGTAAAATTGTTTCCATGAAGTCTGGCCCTCCCCCCTCTTATTCGAAGAGCCTCATTCAGACCATTTTTGTTATAGACCCTTCGAAGGGTGCCGTTGTTTTTCACATTTGATGGTGTACTTATGTATGCCCTTTTACCACGAGGGATGTTGTTTGTTAGGTAGACGCCGGCATTAAACAGCTCAGTATTCTTGTTTATACGTTTTGGTTCAAAATGTTTCATAAATTGTTGTTTTGTATAATCTTTCGAATATTCAACGGTGATGACTACACTATCTGATAGATTTTTAAACGTTTTGGGTATAGAGATGAGTTTGTAAAGGTCGATATCAAGTTTTTTCAATTTTTTCAACTTACCGAAACTCTCTGGCAATTTTGTGAGTTGATTTCTATTGACGTGTAGCCTTTCGAGTTGTTTCAATTTATCTATGCTGTCGGGTAAGGACTCGAGATTGTTCTCACTGACGCTAAGTATTTCCAGATTTTTTAAGTCACTGACTGCTGATGGCAATACGATGAGTTCGTTTTCGTCGACGTCCAGCATCCATAATTTTCTTAATTTACCGATCGCTGATGGCAATCTGCTGATATGGTTTGAACGGATGTCAAACTTCTCTAAATTTCTCAATCTGCCGATCGTTGTTGGCAACGACCTTATGCGATTATAACCGAGGTCAAGAGACTGGAGATTCCTTAAGTCACCGATTGCCGATGGCAACAGGGAGATTTTATTATAACTGAGGTCAAGAGACTGGAGATTTTTCATCATGAAGACAAAATCTGGAATTTTTGTGAGACCCTTATTATTTAAATTAAGTCTCGTGGCATTAAGATTTGTTATGCCATATTTTGCTGCTTCTTTAACCACCTGGTTGTTGATTTTGTTCCTAAAACGTTTCGTCATCATCCTCTTGGCCGTTGGTGCGTTCACGGTTCTCAGAATTCTTTTGACATCCCTCGTGTTGTTTGAGTTGGAGTTTGATGAATTATACATTCTGTTGTTTGAGTTGGAGTTCGAGTTCATTGTTACAATACATCAAGATTGTATTCTATCAAGACGCGTTTATTATTTATTGTTACGACCACCACTCATCATCAAGATGATGACTATGAGGATGATGAGACAACAACTTGATATGCTGCTACTCGTCGCGGTTGTCGCCCCGAAGATGAGACTCCTCCTTTTCTTTCCGTCGTCTTCCTTGGCGGTGGCCCCAGCGCCCTCGCTTTCTGTCCCCTCGGAATCCTTCTCACCCGAACCCGTATTCATTGTGTTATTACACGTAAGTTGAACCCCGGAGTCAACCAGGTGACCCGCGACATTCACGTCTTGGATGCACAGATTCAAATTTAGATCGCACTTGTCCGCACCCTCGGGTTTGAAACCATCCGTGATTTTGCACACCTGGTTTCTGCAATGCATGCGCTCGGTGAGTTGTTGTTTCACCGAGCCACTCAACTGGTCGGGTGGGATGTCGTCAATGATTTTTTTGTGTTCAATTTTCACACCCTCGCACCCTGCATAATCAAGTGGGTTTTCTCCCGAGCACTTACCCGAAAACGCGTTGTAGCACGCGCACCACTCGTCCTTTTTACCGTCGTCGGTCTCGCAGTATTTACCCGCGAGTTCGTCGTATTTAGTTTTACCCACGGTTTCGGGTGTGCACAGTTCTGATTTGATTGCCGACAGTTTCTTTTTGCAGAAATCGGCCGATTTCTGCTTGGCAGCCACGGCGCTCACCTTTCTCGAGAGGTATCTGTAACACGTCTCGCCGTTGTGATGGATCACTTTGTCCAAATTGTCAACTTGTTCGCAATACCCCTTACCCACTGAACTGTGATTTCTTGTGTTTGGTTTTTGTGTACCCACGAGGAGTTGTTCGTAATTACTCGGTCCCCCTTTCAGACCAGAAGTCGTCCAGTGTGAATTTTTGCTCAGATTCCTCAAAACGTTATCCTTGAAATAATCCGCACGGTTGTACACGCACACGAATCCAGTCTGTCCCCCTGTACTTTTTGCCGTGAACTGTGATCTGGCGTTGGGGCATGAATTCCCCCTACTCGATTCCGTGAAATGAAGTTTGTCACCGCACGCCTTCGCACAATAGATGCGCGTCCGACATCCGCGACATGGCTTGCGTCTCCCCGTTTCAAAGTCGGCTCCGCAGTGGTTTGATTCGTTATAATTACACGCGTGTGATTTGTGTTCATAATTGTGTCCGCCCTTGTACCATCCGGCGGCAAACGTGTAATAATTTCCGCCCATTGATAGATACTACTATAAGACAATTAAAAAAATCTAGCGCTTCAAACTAAATGAAAATCATTTTTGCCTTTCCTGGAAGGGAGTTCAGCGGGCATTTTCTCACCCACTGGAGCGAGACGCTGCTGTACCTCACGAAGAAAGGACACGAGATACGCATCATCAATGAATTCTCTTCGTACGTACCATTCTCGCGAATGAAAACATTGGGCCTAGACGTCCTTCGTGGTGCGAATCAAAAACCTTTCGATGGGAAGGTGGATTACGACGTATGGTTCACGATCGATTCCGACATCTTTTTCCAACCGTGGCAGGTGGAGCAGATCATCGAAGACACGAAGACGTACCCTGTGGTCTCCGGCCTGTACCGCATGATCGACCTTCAACATTTCGCGTGCGTGAAGACGTGGGACGAAGAGTTTTTCAAGCAACACGGGAGTTTTAAATTCATGACTCCGGACGATGTGAAAAATGAAAAAGAACAATACATCAAGGTGGCGTACAACGGCATGGGATTCTTTGCCGTGAGGCGAGGGGTGATTGAGAATTTGCGTTACCCATACTTTCACGCCCACGTGCATGAGATGACCACGAACGACGGCACGATCATCAGAGACATCTGTTCGGAGGACGTCGCGTTCTGTCGTAACCTGAAAGACGCGGGGTATCCAGTGTGGGTTAACACCAATATCAGAGTCGGCCACGAAAAAACTCTTGTCATCTAACAAGAAGCAACGATGGCTCCACGCACGCGCCGCGCCGATCCAGATTACACCCGAATCAATGTTTTCGTGGGTCCGAACGGTCGTCTGTACAAAAAAAATTCAAACGGTTCGTACAAGGCGCTCACCATCCCTCGCACGCGGAGACGTCGTCGGGGGGCTGGGACGTCACCGCGGATTCCCAGGAACCGACCGATGGGTCAACGACTCATTAACTATGGGTACAAATTCGTGCGCCAAAAAACACAGAGGGCGAGACGCATGGCGCTCCGGCGGGCGCTTCGCGACGGTTACCCGAGGCTCGCGAACCGCTTGAACTTGCTCGCGCAGGTGCACCGGAACGAGTTGGCGCGGATTTACAGAGAAGACGCGGAGTGGGTAAGATTACAACAACAGTAAGTCGAGGCACTTGCGCGTGGACAAGGCGTCGAAGGTGCGATCGAGGCGATGCAGTTCAAATCTGGATCTTATTTTCCCGCACAAGATCTGGTCATAGAGTTCGTCGAATAGGCGGTGTTCCTCCGTCCCTTCGTCGAACGGGTAGATGCCACAGAGCACACTGTCGCGTATGGGCGGTCGCAGGCGCTGTCCGCACCGTCTCATCGTGCAGCGCATCTGCGCGAGGAGGTGGAGGAGAACGTGGGGTGGATCGACTTTTCGCGCGCGTCGCATTTTGAACGCAGATATTTATATCGGACAATTGTAGTAGAATGAACCAAGGAGTCGTGTACCGCCCCAAGCATTTCAAAACCGTGGCTAAGATGCGATTGGAGGACGTGATGGCAAAATTCAGACACGATGAATTCTACAAAGGTGATGAAATCGTTGAGATTCTCAACAAGGACATGATCAAGTTAGAGGACAGTGTGTACCTCCCAGGGACGATGAAGCCGGCGTTCGACAGCATATACGCCTCGGGGTTGCCCATAGATAACATCTACACCTTCATTTCCCACAGACCGGGTGCGGAGTTGTACGGGCGACACAACGACGCGGAGGCCGTCATGCTCGTCCAAGCGGTGGGAAAGATGATGTATCGTTTCGACGACGGAACGTCGTGTGTGCTGGATCCCGGGGATTCCCTCTTCATACCAAATCGGGTGTATCACGAACCGTGCGCCATCATGGGCCCTCGGGTGACTTTATCGTGTAAGATGCTTGTGTAAATAAATGTCCCTCCTTCTCCACATGTCTCCGTAATCATTCGTCCCGGGTAAATCGGAGTTGTCCGCACCCCTCGCGTCGTTGTATTTGCACTTGACGAATCGCACACCCCCGAACTCGACGTGTTCGTCCTTGGTGTGGAGCCCGATGACACACTTGTCCGGGTGCGCGCGGAGGTGGTCTATGGCGGCATACATGAACACCCCCGGCCCAGTGGCGTACAGACAATCGAGGCCGTAGTGGTCGTGTTCGACGTTGAAGATTATCGCGTCGATGTATTTCTGTGTGATGGGGTGTCCCGGTGCGGCACCGATGAGTGCGTTGTACATGCACAACTCGTTGGGAGGGCAGTCTCGGGTGATGTAATACGTACGTCCCGCCGTTTGTGAGACCAGGGTCTCGAGGGAACGCAAACACACCTGTCGAAGGTCTGAGTACCACCCACCCTCCTTCAAGAGGATGAGTTGTCGCACGAAATCGCACTTGAAGGCGAAGGGTTTGATTTTCCGGTACGCCGCGAGCGTTCGTTCGTCGTAGTGTTCCTCGACGTAACGCTCACACTCCTCTCCGGAGTAAAATTTAATTTTGTACCCAGGGTTCAACCTGTACCACGTCTCCACGGCTCTCTTCAAACCTTCGGGGAAGGGTGGTATTTTCCCATCTTCGGTGATGATTATTTTGTGGATCACTTTTGGAATTGATGCCATTACTTAAAAAATGTACGCACCTTTTTAATTAATGTCGTCCATCACCTACGCCATCTGCGTGTGCAATGAACACAGAGAACTGAACGACCTCCTCTCGTTTCTCGTGGAAACCAAGGCCCCACAGGACGACATAAACATTCTCGTGGACGCGAAGAAGTGCACGGACGCCGTGCGCCATGTGCTCGAACGTTTCAAGCGCGTCGTCACGGTTCACGAGAGAGAGTTCGATGGAAATTTCGCCCAACACCGAAATCACCACGCGCGTCTGTGCAAAGGGGATTACATCTTCGTCCTCGACGCGGATGAGATTCCGCAAGAGGGGCTCATGAAAAGCATCCGGCAGTTCAAAGGTGACGTACTGTACGTCCCCCGAATCAACATCTGCCCAGGGTACACCCAACGGTTCCTCGAGAAGCACACGTTTCGGGTGACCAACACGGGATTCATCAACTGGCCCGATTATCAAGGTCGTTACTACAAAAACAACGCCGGGATCGAGTGGAGCGGGGGGGTCCACGAAAAACTCACCGGTGGCAGCATCCCCCCACAACTTCTGAGCGCGGACCCGGAGTTGGCGTTGTGGCACATCAAATCCGTCGCCCGACAAAACGGACAAAAAGAATTTTACGACACCGAGTGTGCGTGACTTTAAAGGGGACAAGGGGATATGTATGTAAATGCGAATTCTCGTCCTCGGTTCTTCCGGTGTCGTCGGCAGCGCCCTCAGCACGCACTTGCGCTCGGTCGGTCACGACGTCACCGACTGGGACATCGAACTCTCCGCGAAGCACGATCTGAGCAACCCGACGAATACCTTGCACCTGAAAAAGGCGATCGATGAGAGTGATTTCGTGTGGTTCTTGGCCTACGACGTGGGTGGGTCGAAATATCTCCAAGACATGACGATCGATTTCATGAACCGCAATTGCGCCATCATGGCGAACACATTCTCCCTCCTCGGTGGGAAGAGATTCGTCTTCGCGTCCTCGCAGATGCAAAACATGATGGACAACGCCTACGGCGTCCTCAAGTGTTTGGGTGAGCATTACACACAAAACGTGGGTGGCCTCTCCATGCGCTTTTGGAACGTCTACGGCAACGAACCGGTGGGTGAGAAATCCCACGTCATCCCAGATTTCATCGACCAAGCGAAGCGTACGGGGCGCATTCACATGCTCACGGACGGGGAGGAGGAGCGCCAGTTCCTGTACACCACCGATTGCAGCAAGTGTCTGGAGGCCATCATGAATAACTACGACGAGATAGTGGCCACGGGACGCACCTCCGTGGACGTCACCAATCACGTGTGGACGAAAATCAAAGACGTCGCCGAGATGATCGCCCCTGGGCAGGTGTTCGCGAAGGAGGGGAAGAAGGACGCAACGCAGACGATTCGAAACGAACCGGACGATTTCATCCTCAAATATTGGAAACCCGAGATAACTTTAGAACAAGGCATTCAAATCATGCGAGACGTGTAATACTTATTTCAACCAAAAATCTACTTCGAATACGTCGTCCCCCGCGACTCGTCTCTCGTGCGTCCTCAACAATTCCTCCGTCACGTCCTCGAAAGAATCCACGACGAGTGGGTTAAACTCGCGGTGGACGTCCCCCTCGATGCCACTGTGGGTGACGATCGGGGTGGCACCCACCCACGCGCTCTCGTAGAAGCGCATCGTGTCCAGACCGAAACCCACGGGACACACGACGTATTGCGCCCGGTTGAGTTTTTCACTAAATTCCTCGAAAGGAATCGGGGTCTCGTCCACGGTGGCCCACGGTTTTTCTCGAAAGTAGTCGTACACCCTCTGGCGTATGCTTCGAGACATTGCGAATTTCAACTCGCGGTCGTTGTAGAGACCGAGATTGACGTAGCACAAAATATCTTTCTTCTGTCCCGTCGTTCTCCGTGGAACCTTTCCATCCGGGAACCCGAGGGGGAGTTTCTTCACCATCGGGTGGTCGAACTCGCAGTTTTGGGCGTAAATGCAGGTCACGTAGGGTCGAATCACCTCGAATTTGAACCGGTCGAACGAAGGGTCGCTGTAGTGATACACCAATTCGTATTTGTCTTCGAAGGACGTGAGGAGGGGGAGGGCCCGCTCGAACACGCTCCATTCCCCCGCGATGAAGATTCGTTTCGGTGTTTTCTCGGGTTTGCGAATGTTTCCGAGGTCACCGTAGGCGTGGCATATGACAAAGTCGCAGGCGTCGGCGAACGTTTTAGAACTGATGAGGGTCATTTGTGTTTTTATGCATTAAATCCTTTATTTGTTGGTGACGAAGTGAATGTTCTTCGCGGCGCCGTACACACCCGCGGTGTACCCGAAAGTCGAAAACCCTTTGAATTCCTTCCCGGCGGTGATGTACACCTCCTCGCACTGACTCAAGAGAAACCAATCGACGTAGACGTCCGTCCAGTCCTCGTGTTTGTATTCGGGGCAAGACAAAATAACTTTCTCGACGTCGTAGGACTTAATCTTCCCGGGATATTTTTTGATGAGTTCTTTTTTCAATTCGATGGAATCTGTCGCGAGGAAAACGGGTTCCTCGGCGTCGCGGATGACTTCCTCGAATCTCGCGAGGGCGTGGTCGTCGCAATGCCACGCGGCCTCGCCGAAACCGACGTCGTAGGAATCTTTCGAGTACCTCCCTCTGCGTATGTGGACGCCCACCTTGCACCCGTGTGCGTTGGCGTCCACGAGGGCTCGGATCTCCGGTGTGGGTTTCACGAACTTTCGCATCAGTGGGTGAACGTTGTTAAAGGTGAAGGGGTTTATGTAAATTTTACCCGTGTACTCCTCCTCGTTCGGATCCGCGGAGACCGGGAGGTCGATGCACGTCACCGGTTCCGAGAGTTTCCCCTCGCCTTGGGTGTGGTGGAGCAAATCGCTCACCTGAATCACGACGTTCCCCCACCCCAAATCTTTTTCGTGGCGCAGTCTCATCTTTGGGTAAGATTGAATTATTTTCTTTAACAATTATAACAATGTCCACCCCGGGCGTGACCACCGCCGCGCTTTACCAGAACGCCAAGCGTCTGGCCACAGGAAAGGTTCAGTTGGAGATGTCGATGGGCCAAATCATGGTGCTCGTGATTCTGGGCATCTTTTACATCGCCGTCTCCTCCATGGGAATTCAAACGTACAACAACTGCAGCGCCGTGAAATCTTCCAAGAGTCTCACGAACACGAAACATTTCTTGTCGCACACCCTCACGATGGCTCTCACGATTCCGTTCACCCTCTTGGCGATGAAAATGTTCAGCAAAGACCTCGCCTTTTGGATGACTTTCTACGGTATCATGGGTCTCGTCGGCTCCGCGATGACCGTGCACTTCACCCGCAAATGCGACAACGCGAAGAAGAGTGCGAAGAATTTCGCCGGTCTCACCTTGGCCGTGTTCATCATGACCCTCCTCGTCGGATTGTTTATGTTAACAAAAAAAGCAAAGGTTAGTGTAGTGGTGTGATGAGTGTGGTCGATGCGATTCACTTGATATGTCTGCTCTTCGCGCACCTCTTACAGAGAGTCGCGAGGAGGAGATTGACATTCGAGGAGAAGATGTCCTTGCTCCGTTTGATGGTCCACCTCATGCTTCATCCGCACGACGGAGTGGTTCGTCGTGGTGGAGCACTGTGCTTAACAAATACAGTTGAAGCACGAGCGCTAGACCGCTGTATAGGGCGGAGTAGTTTGCCCCCTTTCGCACCTGATGCGTGAGCCACAAGAACGACGCCGCGGCACCCAAGAGGAGGCCGCGCACGCTCTCTCGCGTCATCGTGTCCGAGCGTCTCAGGGAGTCGAACATTTGCACCGCTCCCAGGGTGAGTGCGGTCCCGACGATGACATTATCCACGTTCATTTTATTATATTAGTACTAGGTATAATAAAATGGAAGCCCTCTTGGAAAGATTCTCTGGAAAGATCGACGCGAAGGGTCTCATGGGCACGGTCGAGCGCATCAAGCGCGATTACGTCGCAGACGGTTTGACGAAGGAGGACGTCCCGCCCATCGTGAGCGAGATGATGATGCTCGCGGCGAAGATGAAAAATCTCACAGGCCCGGAGAAGAAAAAATTGGTCGTCGGCGTCATCAACCACTTGATCTCTGAAATCGAACAAGGCGAGGAGGACACCGAATTCGAGGCCACCCTCAAGCGCATGGTGCCGGCGATGGTGGATTCGTTCGCGGCGATGTTAAAGGCGAAGGCGGCGTGCCTGTCGTGCTTCAAATAAAGTTAAGAACCGCTAAATTATTAAATGTTCCCTTCTTTGGAAGAAATCGTCAACTACGGTTTGTACACCGTGGAAAGACTTGCAAAGAAGAGAGAAAAGCGGGACATCATCGTCCTCAGTGAATGCGACCACTGTCAGTTTGTGTTTGCGGGCACTTCATGCGATAACTGTCTCGGTTTGATCACCAACCCGAGCGCCGACTCTAAACTCGTGTGAGAGCGCACTAAAGGTTTGTTCCTCTTCAATTTCAATATCGGACCCCCCTCTTTGGGTAACGAGGTCGCAGGCGGTGATTCCGCGCGCTGTGGTTCCACGAGAACCGAACGCACGTCCTCGCGGTCTATGTGCTTCTTGGTGCCACTGTCTCTGAGGCTGTCTCGTCTGAACTCGTCAATGGTAAGTTCTCCACCGAATTCTTTGAGTTTATACCTGTTAGGGGCGCACGGAATTGGACCTATCTGCCCAAACAACTGTTTGCGCATGCACACAATGTTCGAAACGATGATCCCCCCGCGGGTGATTCCGTGTCTGTCGATGGCCCACGTCTTCATGCAAGACCAAGAACAGAAGTGACCGGAGGTGTAAAATTTACGCCTCTTCTCGTCGTATTTGTGGGGCATCTCGAGGGATTCCCCCTCTATCTCGTGGCAACAGTGCCAACACCACATTAATAAAAATGTAATCACACCTCTTTAAGTGCGACGCGCCGCCGCGAGTGCCAACACCATGAGACAACACACCAGACTCGACGCCGACACAGCAGCATATTTCACGTCTTTCTCCCTGCGCGCGATGAGTTTCTTATCCTTTTTCGGTTTCAGGGCGTCCACAATCTTGTTCGTGCTCGACAGCGTGGGCACGTCACCCCAATTTTCCACGTCCTCCTCCGTCCCCCCGGCGTCGATGACGCAGTGTCGGACCAATTCGTTGTTTCGCGTCGACTGAACGGGCCAATCCTTCCCACAAATGTTCATCGTCTTCGGACATTTCGGATCTTTAATCTTGAGCACGTTGCCATCGCACACCCCGAATCGACACTGGGACATTTTTATCAGGGTGTCGTAACCAGCCTTTCCGAGCGCGGCGTCGTCCGCGAGGGCTGGGTCTAACTTTGCCATGCTGCATCCAGCCGCGGACTTGTTCACGTCACACACCCCGGTTTGCATGTTGTAGCAACTGCACCACAACTCGCTGGGGTAGTCTTTGCAGTATTGAACCGCGATGTCTTTGAACACGGCGTTTCCGAGAGACTCTTGCGTGCACGTGGGTTCGATGGTTTTCCGACTGTTGATTCGGTGTTTGCCCTTTTCGCCGCAATACGCTTTCATCGTGGCCCCATCCTTATCAAACAACGAGCACTTGAGCAAAGATTTTGAATCGATGATATCGTTGATTCGCTGAACCTTCAACTGTGGGTCCTGGCAATACGTCTTGGCGTGCTTATTGTAGACATTCTGCATTTTACCCATGAATAGAATCTTTACAACATTTTCTGGGTCGTCTTTCATCTCATCCCGCGAGGTCTCCATCCATCGATGGAAAACCTTCAGCGTCTGAGGCTTTATGAATTCGGGCTTTATGTTTGCACACGTGTCTAGATGTTCGATGTTTTTCGGTCTGGTGGTACATTTATAATCTTCGTCACCCATCTACTACTATATTACAACGCTAAAATAAAATCAGAGAGCCTCTTCTTGCCATCCTTCGTGAGGTTGATGTCTTCGGCCATTTCGATTATCTTCTCCATCTGGTCGGGTTTCACTTCGATTCCCTCCTCCTCGAGCACGGAAATGACACCGAAGCCCTTGAGGTTGGATGCGTTGTCTCGCACGTACTTTAACACTTTCAGTTTGTTGCCTCCCTTTGCGTACTCTTTCTTTTGCGTTCGCATCAGGTACACTGCGATGGCCACGGCCAGAAGAAGCACGGCGATCTTTCTTCTGTTGAATTTCATTATATGTTTCACGCAGATATTTTTTTTGTGTGATGATAATAACAAACGACCATGGGAGGAAGCAAATCCCAGACGGTGAAGCAGTTTTTTAACATGGATGCTCTCAACCAGACGATCACGAACCAAATCACCAAGAACACGGTGAAGGTTGGGTCCACGCAGACAAACATCAACAAGTTAAAAATCGTCATCAGGGGGAGTGTTATCGGGTGTAAAATCAAATCCGCACAGAAAATCGACGCTAAAAACGTGAGTACCGTGGACGCGACGGTGAAAGAGATTGTTAACATGAAGCATGACATCGCCAATTCTATGGAACAATCCGCGGCGGCAAATATGGAGATGCTCACAGAGTTGGGTTCGCTCTCTGATGTCATTGGTAAATCAAATCAAAACATCGAACAAACCATCAACACGACCGTTCGTAACATCGTGGAGACAAACATTACGACTGAGAATTTGACGGAATTGTTCGCCGAACAGGTGAACATTAACCAAGAGGAGTTGATCATTGGCGGGAACTTCGTGTGTCCCGAGGGAAAGGGAGGGCTCGATCTCTCACAAGATATCGTGGCGGTTTTGTCCGCGTCGGCGGTGACGGACCAACTGGCCGAGAAGATCTCCGAGACGAAGATCGTCAACGACCTCACGGCCAAGGCGGAGGCGTCGGTGAAGCAAGAGAACACGGGATTCGCCTCCATCATCGACTCCATCGGCGAGGGCATCTCTGGAATCGTCGGTTCCTTCACCGGTATCTACGCCATCAGCGGTATCCTTCTGTGCGTCGTGTGTCTCGCCATCCTCGCATTCGCCCTCTCCCCGGCTGGTCAAAAGGCCACCACGAACATGAGTGGCGCCGCCTCGAAGAAGATGGGTGGTGGTGGATTTAAGTTTAAGTAAATAAAGATGTCGTCCACTGTATCAGTACAATACAAGATGAGCCTCTACACTCACTGCAAGGGATTTGACTTGACGACCGACCGCGTTGTGTACGTTGGGGAAATCAGGGATGCGTGTTGTTTCCTGAGTGCGTCTCTGGGAACACCGATTCTCCTGGACCACGACGCACACAGCAAACAGTTTTCATTCGTCTTCGCGGACGACTCTGTGTTGAGTGAAAAGTTTCTTAGAGTTACGTGTGAGGAGACGATCGATTTCACCGACGACGCCAACGCGATTCCAGATGGGCTCGAGTTCACCACCGATCTGCGCGCCATCGACGGGGCGGAGGTGTGGTTCGAGGACGAGTTGGAGGCTTTCGAGGAGGCTCTCCTCAAGATTGGTTTCGTGCGCACGAGTCGCTACCCGAAACGCCTCGCGAAATACACGAGGCGAAATTAAAGATATGACGTTTTTTAATAATAAAGAAGAATGATCCTGTCTATTGACGTTGGCATTCGTAATCTCGCCATGTGTCTCCTCGACGACGAATCTCGAATCGTCCAAGAGTGGGACGTGTCCGGGGTCCCACCCGAACACAAAGATGGCCTCTACGTGACCCTGAGAGACCACCTGGACGAGCGTCCATGGGTCAGGGATTCCCGATTGAAAACGATTCTCATCGAAAAACAGCCCTCGAAAAACAAACGCATGGTATGTGTGATGCATTTCTTACACGCGTACTTTGTCATTAAAGCCCCACACGCAGAGACGATCCTGTACGACGCGCGACACAAGGTGCCCGACGTCGCGGGTCCAGGGAAGCGCGCCTACCTGAAACGGAAGAAGACCGCCATCGAGCG